GGCCATCATCACGAAGACAATTCATACCCGTTCCCACAGAACTAATAAAAGAACCAATTCTTGAAAAATTGAGTAAAGTCTGTGATTATATGGGAATTATGAAGATGGAACCTCGATCCATGTTTCGAGAGCATATAGATGGTTTACGATTGTGTGGTTTGAACATATGTTTACATGAATCAAAATCACATACTTTTATATTGGAGCCGGATGTGTATATGGATGATGAAAGACAGAAAGATTATCTAGATAGAATATCTAAAGATTCTCTAACTTTCCCGTTTGGCGTAACTACTGCAACAGCTGTGCGTGATCTAAAAAATCCGTTTAAGTTTATATCAAATAATTGTGCATTATACGAGGAACCTCAATATGAGTCAAGTGGAATATATCTATTGAATACTTCCAGAAGACATGGAGTAATTAACTATTCATATGAACCTAGATACAGTGGTTTCTTTACGATAAGTAAAGATATTAGATATGAAGATGCTAAAGAATTATTAGGAGAACTTGTGTTATGATTGGTGAAATGGTTAAGTTCAAAGACTATTGTGATGAGATGTTTGCATCTAAGGTTGTTGGAATCTTCTCTGACAAGTATGAAGATGTGAAGTTTATCAATGAAAGCTTCTGTTATTGGTCTAAAAAAGGCAAAGATTATCGGAAATTCAAAGAAAAAGACATGAATTCAATATATCTTGAGGTAGAATCTACTAGAGGCAAGACCGATTTTATCACACTGGATGAAGTAATCACCTAAATATAAAACCATGATTAAATATCGAGTAATCGAAGAACAAATCTTGGAAGAAGGTTTGACTTTTAATGATGCACTAACAGTAATAGAGATGTTAAATGAACAGGGTAGAGTAGCAAGGATGGAAAAATACAATATGTTTCCATCTGCTAGACTAGGACGTGACCCTGACTTACATTAATCCTTATAAATAAATATATAATTATTTAAGGATTATAATGACACAAGATTTTATGGGAATGGACGGATTCCTCTGGTTTGCCGGGGTTGTCGAAGATAGACAAGACCCCGAAAAAGCCGGAAGAGTCCGTGTTAGGTGTATTGGTTTACACACAGATGATTTAGATGAACTTCCAACAGCAGACTTACCGTGGGCACAAGTCATGGCTCCAACGGACACTCCCTCTATGGCTGGAATGGGAAATACGCCACCATTTCTAGTTGAAGGAACGCATGTCATTGGATTTTTCTTAGATGCTGCGACTATGCAACAACCAATGATAATAGGTTCAATTCCTGGCAAACCTGTAGAGGAAGCAGACCCAACAAAAGGATTTTTTGATCCTACAGATGTATATCCCAAAACACTAAATGAACCAGATACAAATAGATTAGTTCGTGGTTCTATTGGTGAAACGCATCCTGCTTTAATCAAAAGAAGGGGAATGCAACAAACTGAAGTTCCCCTTTCAACAAAACCATTTTTTGCAATGGGTGTGCAGCCCGGTGTTACAGAGGATGTAAGGAAAACATGGAATGAACCATCAGCAAAATCAGATGCTCCAACATTCTATCCATTCAATCATGTTCATGAAAGTGAGTGTGGCCATGTGCATGAAGTGGATGACACGCCGGGAGGTGAGAGATTATTAGAGCAACATATATCTGGAACATTTACAGAGATACATCCTACGGGAGATAAGGTTGTAAAAGTTGTCGGCAAAAACTACGAGATCATTGTATCAGATAGTAACATATTGATAGAGGGTGACCTCAATGTAACTGTCAACGGCAACAAGAACGAACTCATCAAAGGTGATTATGTTCTAGAGGTTGAAGGTGATTCGTATACCAAGATTCACAAGAACCAAAGAATACGAGTCGGTGTAAGAGGAGAGAAAGCAGGCGGTGGAAATCGTGAGGAAGAGATTTTAGGAAGTCATGCTTTTGATGTTAGACAAAGTGTTAAAGGCAGAGTTGGTAGTGCAAAGGATGGAGCAAGAGATTTTGATGTTACAATCGGCGGCAATGAAACCAGAATAGTTGGTGGTAACTTTGATTTAAATGTCACAAAGAATCTTACAGAAATATCTTTGGCCGATATATTGATAAATGCCAAGAACAATATGTCATTGAAAACAACAACAGGTATTGTTGCGATTGGTTCTGGTAGTAATGTAAATATTCGATCATCAGCAGAAATGAAAATCAAATCTGGTGGTGCATATAAACTTCAATCAGTTGGCGCTGCTAATGAGACATTTGACTCAACATATCGTGTAGACTACAAAGGATTGAACGAGTTCGATCATAGTGGTGACAGGCGTATTATGGTTGGTGCTGATAGTTATGCTAGACACGCAGCTGGTGTTGACTATTCTTGTTCTGATGATCCATCAAGAACGACTGCAAATGATTGCACTGATCTAACAGCGCCGACAGTGCCGTAGGAGAATTGAATGGTTGATTTTACTACACCAAATCTATGTGGAGCAAGTGAAGAATTTAATAAACTTGCGAGTCAATTCTCTAGTATCAAGGATTCTCTTCAAGGTTCATTGGAAGGTGAGATAGATGCTTTAAAGAGTGAACTGACAGCATCATTGGCTGTTTTAGAAGCAGACATAAAGGGATTGATTCCAGAACTACCAGAAATTCCAGATATTAGTTTTATATCTGAAATACAAAATTTGGTATCATTTCCCGCCGGTAGTCTTGCAAGTTTATCTGCTTTAGCAAATATTGAACTACAATTTGGGGATGCTCTTGCTGAAGCTGGTTTCGCTTTGGATAGTCTTGTGAGCGATGCAACAGCGGCATTTTCTGGTGGTATTGATTTGTGCGGTGGTGGTCTTCCAAATTTTGTTATTGGGCCCAATGGTATACCAACCTTGAAACCAGAAGATTCTGGTATGCCAAATACAGACCCAAAGCGTCTAGGCGAGGATGATGATATTTTAGGAGAAGCAGCGTCTTCACTCTTGACTCCAGCTGCTGAAATATCAAAATCAAATGCATCATTGTCATTATCACTAACTGTTGCCGTTGATGAAATAAAGAAAGTAGCAAAAGAGATTACTAGTGATATGTCAGCTGAAAGAGGTATTATTCCAGAAGAAGTTAAAAGAGCTTTTAATAAGGCTGATATTCTTGCATATGCGGCATCTGTCGAAGCAGGAATTCCAACTAGACCACAGATTGCAAAAATTAAAGTTGCTGTTGCTTCTACTTCTAATTTGCCACTTGCACCAGCAGCACCAGCAGATGCACCTGTGGTTGAAAAAACATCTAATACGGCTGGAGTTAGTCCTCTTACAGTAGGAGAGGTTCAAGCAAAATTAAAAGTTATTCAAGATAGTATCACATCAGCTAAGAATGAATTAAATAGAATATTGGATAAAGTTTTCGATCCCGGCTTACTTTCTAAAGCTGATAAAACTCATCCACACAATCTTATTTCAGCAGATAGAAAAATAGTAAACGACAAATCAAAAACAATTACATGGAATACTAATGTTTTAAATAATCATGGAATTGGTGGTTCTAGAACTGGAAACATTAAAGGTATTGTTAAATTTTATGTGGTTAGACTTAGGCATTTAAGTAATAGACGGAAGGAAATAGAAAGTTTAATTTCTGGTTTGCTTGCTTCTAAAGCAGACCCAAGCCAACCTATTCCAGAAGAAGGTGTAACTGGTGACAAGATCAAGGAGGCATCTGATGAACTGATTGAGGATTATGTAAAAACAGGTGAAGAACTAGAGGAAATATATACCAAAGCCAAAGAAGCTTTTTCAGTGCCAGTGCCACCTCCACCTACACCGCCGCCACCAAAAGTCATTCCAAAAATAACGCCGAAACCCGCTCCCCCTGCACCGACACAAGAAGCACCGAAAGGACTTCACATTGTAAGACAAAGAGACTTAGGGTTTGTTAAACAGTATGAACTTAGTGATGGACGAGTTGTTCGTGAAAGGGATTTAGCTGGTTTAGGATTGACTGCGCCATGATAATAAGAAAATTAGTTACATTAAATATATTGTATTGGTTGCCTGACTACAACAATGTTTTGCAACAATTTACTTGGCAGACAAAAGACATAGTTCCAGAGTATCCAAGGGTACACGAATTTTTAAATTACTGGCACAAAGAAATTGATGCCGTGATAGCAGAAGTTCAAATTGCTCATAGTGATAATCATGACTATCGACCTGTGGATGAAATCTATTCTTATAAATAAATCAAGGAGTAATCATGTCAGGATTTACAGACGCACAAGGACAGAATGATATATCACGCAATGTGCGTCAGTATCGTGACCTTGACCTTTTCTTCGGCAGGAAACCTGTTAGTGGTGATGTGAATACACTAACAGATGTTGCGAATATAAAACGTGCTGTTAGGAATTTAATTTTAACTAATGTATACGAAAAACCCTTTCACCCAGAAATTGGTTCTGGTGTAAGAGATATGTTATTTGAAAATATGACTCCATTTGTGGCTATAATGTTGACAAAGAGAGTTGAAGATGTTATAGAGAACTTTGAACCAAGAGTCAGACTAATGAGTGTTAGTGCAAGACCAGATTTAGACCGAAATATTTATGAATTGACAATTACATTTTTTATTCTTAATGCTCCCACAGAACTTGTAGAGGTAGATATGTTTCTAGAGAGATTACGATAATGGCAACAAATGATAAAAGATTAATTGTTTCAGAATTTGATTTTGATGATGTTAAAAACAATCTCAAAACTTTTCTTGAAGCTCAAGATGAATTCACAGATTTTAATTTTGAAGGCTCTGGTATAAGTGTTCTTTTGGATGTATTAGCATACAACACTCATTACCTTGGTTTCAACATGAACATGCTTGCAAACGAGATGTTTCTTGATAGTTCGTCTCTTCGATCAAGTGTCACCTCTCATGCAAAAACTTTAGGTTATGAGCCTGCATCAGTAAGGGCACCAAAAGCGGTTATTGATGTTGTTTTGTTTGATTCTGTTAAAGCTACAGGGTCAATTCCAGCTGGAACAGTATTTACTTCTTCAGTCAATGATGTGTCTTATAAGTTTGTTACTATAAATGAATTTACTGCTTCAAATTCGGGAAATTCAATTCCGTTTCTAAGTGTTCCAATATATGAAGGCACATTTATCACAACACAATACACTGTTGACTCAGGTGATGTTGATCAAAGGTTTGTTTTGACTAACAACAGAGCAGATACAAATACACTAACAGTTACGGTTCAAACTTCTGCAACAGATACATCATCTACAACTTATACAAAAACCACAGATATTTCACAAGTCACTTCAACGAGTGCAAATTATTTTTTACAGGAAGTTGAAAATGGTTTGTTTGAAGTTTATTTTGGTGATGGTATCTTAGGAAAATCAATTTCGGATGGCAACATTGTTATATTGACATATGTGGTGACTAATAGAACAGATGCGAACACCGCAAACATATTTTCAAATGCAGCGGCTATTGATACAGTTGTGGATGTTCAAGTTTCTACAGTTGAGCCTGCAAGTGGCGGTGCTTTCCCAGAAAGTGTTGATTCAATAAAATTTAATGCTCCATTAGATTATGCGGCACAAGGCCGGTGTGTCACTGCTGAAGATTATAAACTATTTGTAAAAAGATTTTATCCCAACACCCAAGCAGTATCTATTTTTGGTGGTGAAAGTGGTTCTTTTGACCCTGCATTGGGTGTTAGTTCTGTGCAAGAATTTGGAAAGGTCTTTATATCAATTAAATCTACAACGGGTAATTTTGTGCCAGAAATTGAAAAAAGACGATTGGTTGAAGACCTTTCGCCATTTACTGTTGCTTCAATCACACCAGTTATTGTTGATCCAGAAACACTGTATCTTATATTAGATGTTTCTGCAAGATTCAATTCTAATCTTACCACATTAACATCAGATGATTTACAGGGCACTATTACAAATACTCTTACAAATTTCAACAACAATAGTTTAAAAACATTCAATAGTGCGTTCAGACATTCTCAAGTAACTAAATTGATTGATGATTCTGATACTTCACTCACGAGCAATATTACAAGAATTGTTCTGGGTAAATTTTTTACTCCCACATTAAATGAAAGTGTTGGGTATACCATATCTTTTAATAATGTAATTTTCAATCCTCATGCCGGACATAATGCGAATGAAGGTGGAGTTATTGCATCCACTGGATTTAAAGTTAGCGGTGATACTGTTAATGAAATGTTTTTTGATGATGATGGTAACGGAAATATAAGAAGGTTCTATATATTATCTGGTGAAAAGAAATATGTGGATAATACTGCCGGAACTGTTAATTACGGAAATGGAATATTATCATTGAATCCTCTTACTATAAATCAAGTATCAGATGTTGATAACACTTCTTCGACTCAGATTAGAATTACAACTGTTCCAGATTCCGTAGATATTATACCAGTTAGAAATCAGTTACTTGAAATAGATTTGGTAAATACTGTTGTTAATGTTGCTGTTGACACATTAGGGGTTGGTGACATTAATACTGTCAATACAGCCAACTTAGCAACATCGGCTTTTACAAAAACAGTATCTGGGTATTAAAATGGCACCATTCGACAATCCACCAACATCATCTTTGAGTACAAAAATTTCTCCATTAATTGATGGACAGTTGCCTGATTATGTTAGAGATGAAAATCCATTATTCTCTAGATTTATTCAATACTATTATGAGTATTTGGAAGCAGCTGAATTGCTTGTGGATGCTCAAGTTGATAATGTTATTCAAGAAACTTTTGATACTGCATATATCTTAGATGAAGATGGTAATCAGATTGTATATGAAGATTCGGTAGGAAAATTTTCTGTTGGAGAGACAATCACCGGCAGCACTTCTGGTGCTACTGCTACAATCCTAATTGATGACCAAAGAAATAATCGGGTATTCATAACTTCACAGCAGCAGTTTATTACTGGCGAAACTCTTGTCGGTTCAACATCGACAGCTGAAGGAACAGTAACAAGATATCGTGGTAATCCAGTTCAAAACATTCAGCAACTTTTAGACTATGCCGACACTGATAGAACAATACATGATTTCTTAGATCAGTTAAGTGTTTCATTTATGAATGCAATACCTAAAAAATTAGCTGATGGTATTGATAAAAGAAATCTAATAAAAAATATTCGGGAACTCTACAGGTTAAAGGGAACCAGTGAAAGTTTTAAACTTTTTATTAGAATTTTATTAAATTTAGATTCTGAAGTTGTCTATCCTAGAAAATTTATGATGCGAGCTTCTGATGGAAATTGGGACAGAAATTCAGTTATTAGAACTACTGCTATATCTTCAGCACTTGGAGAAGAATTGGTCGGACAAAAAGTAACTGGATTAACTTCTGGTGCCACCGCCATAATTGCAGAATCAAACACCCTTATTCAAGGTGATGTTAGTATAACAGAATTTAATATTGCTTTTGAAATTGGAAATTTTGTTGCGGGAGAAACCATACAGGGAGTATCTTCCACCAGAAATGTTATACAAGAGTTTACAGTTTTAAATATTTTAAGCAAATCTACAGTTACAAATGATGGCATTTTATATTCAGTAAAAGATGAAGTGATTGTTAATACTGACTTTGGCAATGGATCGGCCATCGCTGAAGTTGCAAGCATTAAAACTGGTTCGGTTAGTGATGTTATTGTCGATAGTGTTGGTGCTGGTTACAAAATTGGTGACCCTTTAGTTTTTGCAAGCACAGAGACAAATGTTTCTCTACCAACAGGATTTGTTTCTGTTGTTGATGGTGCGATAAGTCTAAATGGAACAGATGAAGATTCAACTGATGCTGATGATTTTCTTGTTTATGAAGAAGCAACCACTGAACACTTAGAAACATTTGAGTTTGCTCTGGAATCAGGATTGAATGATGAAGCGACTGCTATTACAAATGGTGAAGTTGCTAATACAAATATCATACTTCTAGATAATAATGTTGGAACCATCACTAATAGTATGACTGTCTATGGTGCTGGTCTTGGTGAAGGCATTACAGTCACCGCAATAACATCTCAAAATAATATCACACTTAGCAAAATACTCACACTTGCTGATAATACATCTCTTAGGTTTGTTGAGCCAGCTGGTATTTTGAGACTAGAAACTGGAACTGCAACTGCCACAGATTTAGGTCACAGCATCATAAGTGAATTTCTAGAAATTCCTTTTCGTGACACATACACTACTGGTGCTGACCAGATGGTTCTTGAGGATGCAACTGTTGATTCGGGTACAATTACAAAAATTCATCTCACAGATAATGGAAATGGATTTACTAAACTTCCAACAGTAACCATTGATCCAGCAAGAGGCACAAAGGTTTTAGATACTCAAGGTAACTATG